ATCCTGCAGTAGAATCTGCTAAAGCAATGTTAACGTCTAATAGACCATCTTTTAGATGTGCGCCTAGAGAAGATAGCGATGTAAAAGTAGCTAAAGTAATGAGTGAATTACTTACATATATGTATGACATTTCTAATGGTAGAGATGTTATAAGACAAGCTGTAGATGATTATTATGTTATGGGAATTGGATACATTTTAGTACATCAAGACCCTATGATGGATATGAGTAAGGGAGAAGTTTGCATACATGATATAGACCCTTTGGATGTTTATGTGGACCCGAATAGTAGGCATAGACTTTTTGATGATGCGGAAAATATAATTATATCTAAGCTCTTTACAAAAGCTCAAGCTAAAAAGATGTATCCTATGTATACTGAAAAAATTGAAAATGCTGATTCAGATGCTGGAAATAAGGTAGATTTTAATGCTCCATTTACCGAACGCGAAGATGATGGAGAGGTTACTTTTCCAGAAGATGTAGGTAGAGTTAATAACCAAGAGTATATACGTGGATATGAAAGATATTACAAGATAGATATTCAAGAATGGAGAACTTTTGAGATATTTTCTGGTAAAGAAGAATTGATTCCAGAAGATTCCTTAGATTCTTACTTGGAAAGACCTGCTTGGGTAATTGATAAAAATATTATTACAATAAAATCTAAAGCAATGAGATTATACGAAGCCTTGATGACAAGAAGAGAGCAAATGGTTGAACAAATTATGGCTTCCTATGTTGCACAAGGGGCCAATCAAGGAGAAGCTAAGGAAATTGCTCAAGATGAGGTTCCAAAGGTTCAATTTGAAAAAACAAATTTTTCAAACTTACTTGCTGGTAATATGATAAGAGTTGTTAAAGTTACTAGTCAGAAGATTAAACAATGTATTATAATGGGAGAGACAGTATTGTATTCAAGAGTCTTACCTATTGAGAAGTATCCAATAGTTCCTGTTATGAATATACATACAAGAAGTCCCTATCCAGTAAGTGATGTAAGACTTATTAAGGGATTGCAGGAGTATATAAACAAAACACGCTCTTTGATAATAGCGCATGCTACAACTAGTACTAATACGAAAATATTAGTGCCAGAAGGCAGTGTAGATATGCAAGATTTTGAACAAAAATGGGCTCAACCTGGGGTAGCTATTCCTTATGACCCAACAGATGGAGTTCCAATGCCTGTTCAACCTACACCATTACCAAACGAGTTATATCAGAATGAATTAGCTGCTAAAAATGATATAGACCATGCTTTAGGTTTATATGAAATGATGATGGGTAACTCTCAGGCTGCTCCTCAAACTTATAAAGCGACTATTTCAATTGATGAATTTGGACAAAGAAAGATGAAGTCTAAATTAGCTGATGTTGAAGCAGCATTAAAAAGAATAGGAGAATTAGCTATTCCTTTAATGCAACAATTATACACTCAAGAAAAGATATTTAGAGTGGTACAATCTAATAATTCTATGTCTGAATACATTATTAACAAAAGACTTGTCGATGATAAGACTGGAGAAGTAGAGGTTATGAATGATATAGGTATTGGAAGGTATGATGTTATAGTTGTTACAGGGTCTACATTGCCAAGTAATAGATATGAAGAGTTAGAGTTCTATATGAATGCATATAAAGAAGGCATTATAGATAGACAAGAAGTTCTTAAAAAGACCGAAGTATTCGATATGGAAGGTGTTATGCAAAGAACTGATATGATTGCGAAATTACAACAACAAGTTAAAGCGCAAGAAGAAATGATTAAAGGGCTCAAAGGCGATATGCAAACAAGAGATAGAGAAGCCGTTAATCTTAGAAAGAAAGTTGAAGTTGAGAAGTTTAAAGGAGACCTTGACCAGATTAGTACTAAAGCTAAAGCTGCAGGTACTCTTTATGATAAACGACTTGATGACAGTTTAGCCACAGTGAAACAAGGCATCAGAGATGCCACAAGCAAACTTAAAAGTTCACCCTCTTCTAGTGGCAAGAAAGAGGCAACTAAAAGGAGAAAGAAATGACACAGGATAATATACAACAAGACACCCCTCAGGAAAATGTTCAAACAGAAACAGCTAAAGACCAATATGTAAGTTTGGAAGAAGCTGTTTTTGGAGCTGAAAATAATGAGGGTTCTTCAAATATTTCTGATATTTTCACTACAGGTCAAGAAAGTGAGACTAATACGGCTCCAACTGAAGGACAACCCGAAGTTAGTAAGGAAGGAAGTACCTCAATTCAACCTGATTCGTCTGATAATGATACTAAAAGATATCAATATTGGCAATCTCAGGCTGATAGATATAAAAATGAATTGGAACAAGCAAAGCAACAACAGCAGCAAGTACAATCTAATACTGCTCAACCTGTTGAAGCACCAGTTCCAGAGCGAAAAATTGAGGAATTTCCACCACCACCTGAAAGACCACAAAGACCTAGAACATTCTCTAGAGAGGAAGCTTATACAGATTCGTCTAGTGAAAGTGCTAGGTATTTAGATTCACAGGAAGATTGGGATGAACAAATGGTTGAATACAGCGCATTGAAAGGTCAATATGAAAGTGCTTTGTTGCAAGATAAACTTGACAAAATGGAGTCTGCTAGGCTCGAGGAAGGTCAAAAAAGAGAAGCTATGATAGCTAATCAACAAAGGCAAAGCGAAGTAGTTTCATACGTAACAGGACATCATGGCCTGTCTGAGGCTGAAGCTGCTGATTTTATCAAAAAAATGTCTGACCCAGCTTCTATTAATATCGATAATCTTGTCCAATTATACAGACTAACTAATGGCATGAATAGTGCGAATATTAGCAATAATACACCGCAACCTAGTCCTGCTTTTCAACAAACACAGAATGCTCAGCAAGTACCATCTTCTATGGGAGTAATGCCTGCTGGACAATCTAATGTTGATGGAAGAAGTGTAGAAGATAAGATGATGGATACTATGGTAGGGAACTTTAATGAGAAGAACCCTTGGAAATAACTTTAATGACCCAACTGAAGGTACATTAGTACAGCTGAGGACGGGTAAACTTTAAGGATGGAACGATTATGGCAACTATATTTTCGAATGTAGGTGGTCCTAATGCAGGTCAATCAAGCGTTTCGATAGACGATACTAGACGTAAGTTTAATTTCGGTGAACGTGTGGCTGAATTAGCACCACAACAAAGTCCATTCTTCGTATATTTATCGAAGGTGGCAAAAAAAGCTACGAATGACCCTGTGTTTAAATTTCTTGAACAGAGACATCAATGGCAAAGACGTAATATGACTATGGCAGCAGCTGTAGCAGCTCAAGGAGCATTGGCTCATGGGGCTGATACTACTGAAGCTATGTCTTTTACTTGTGGATATGACCAGTATGGTAAAATTTTAGCAAATTGTGGTCCTAGGTTTTTATTACCTAGTCAAATTATTGCAATTAAATCTGATGAAGGTACAGTCTATCGTTTTATGATAGATTCTGATGCATCAGCAACTGATTATGATGCATCTGGAACTGATGGAACTAACGGATTAGCGAACATAGTAGCAGGTAAATTAACTGTTGTTGGCGCTACAGTACCATCAGGTACTACTTTTGCAGCTGGTAATCAAGCACAAGTAATAGGAACAGCTTTTGCTGAAGGAACTGATAGTCCTATTGGTTGGGAAGATAAAATATTTGATAGAGAAGGATACTGTCAAATCTTCAAAACTGGTATGAATATCTATTCAGGAACTTCATTAGCTACTGAGTATAGAGGTATTGCTAACGAATTTCAAAGAATCTGGCAAGATAAACTTATGGAACATAAAATGGATTTAGAACAAGCATTTCTATTTGGTTATGGTGGTTCTTCTGCTGAAGCAGTAGCAACTGCACCAACTAGACGTACTTGGGGTATTTTACCATATACTGAAAGTTTTGGTAAAATCTATAATATGTCTTATGCTTCATCTGGTTATGATGCTTTCTTAGATGCAATGGAAGACTATTTTGCTCCTGAATCTGGTAATAGTGGTAATAAACTAGTACTAGCTTCAAGAAAAATTATTACTTACTTAAATAAGTTAGGTAATGGTAGTTTTCTAAATAATTCTGTAGGCTCATCTCAATACAGATTAGATGTTAATTCAGTTCCTGGTGCTTTTGGGCATACAGTAACTGTAGTTAATACTATATTTGGCAATCTTCATTTTGTACAAGAACCTTTATTAAGAGGTCCTTGGGAAGATTATGCTATATGTGTTGATATGAAAAATGTAGCTTATAGACCACTTGTGGGTAATGGTGTGAGTCGAGACACCTTCATCGAAACTAATGTACAAGACAATGGGATAGATGGTCGTCAAGACCAGATTATCACTGAATCTGGCTTGGAAATTAGTGTTCCTGAAACTCACGCAATTCTTAAGTTTTCTTAAGGGGAGGTTGATATGGCTTTAACTAGAGGTAATTGGTCAGTTGAAGGTTCTTTCAACGGTGTTACAACATGGACATGTACTGTTTCAGTAGGTGCTACTGAAACAGATTCATATACACAAAGAACACCTGTTGGATTAGACTCAACTAAACCATGGACATTAATTGTCAATTCAGCTGGTACTGACTTAGATGGTCAAGCCCTTCCTGTAGACTTATGGGTTGGAACATCAGGCGATGCAGATTTGTCTGGAGCTGGTGCATTAACGGCAACTGATTGTTATAATTTTAAACAAATTATAGCTGATGTTGACCCAGGTGCAGGAGTTGCTCCTACTGCAATACTTATAGACCCAACGTTAACAACAGCAGATGTTGCTAATGTTCACGTTAAGGCTCCTATAGGCGCATGTTATCTTATTGCTTTAGATGGCGGAAGTGCTTTAATTAATGCTGATTGTATTTTTAAAATTATACAAGAAGGTGGTAATAGAAGCCTAGATTCTAAATATAATGAGATAGGCGGTGATGCAACTACTGGTATAGGACCTGACCCATCGTAGTAAGTGGTTAGTTTATTAATCGTAGAGGGGGCTTCGGCCCCTTCTACAAAACGGAGATTTAAATGGCAAATATGATAGAAAATGATGGAAGATGGGGGCC